TCAAGGACGTGACCGTACCCGAGGCGATGCGAGGAATCCGCGGCCCGGAAGTATCAGGCATCGCAATCCAGGCCAAGCAGTTCGCCAGCCAGCAGCAACTGGCCGTTCCGCTCGACAACCTGTCGCGCACCCGGCACATGCTGGCCGAGCGAATCCACAAGCTCACGCAATTGTTCTACACCGACGAGCGGGTATTCCGCATCACGGAAACCGATCCGCGCACAGGCCGAACCATCGACAGCCAGATCGTCATCAACCAGTGGGACGCCAAGACCGGGATGATCCTCAACGACATGACAGAGGGCGATTACGACGTGGTTGTGTCGGATCAGCCGCTGCAGACCACGTTCGAGAACAGCCAATTCACGCAGGCGCTGGAATTGCGCAAGAACGGCATCGCCATTCCCGATCAGTTCGTCATTCGCCACTCGAATCTGGCCGACAAGGAGGAAATCCTCCAGACCATGGAAGCGCCGGCACCGGACCCGGAGAAAGAGGCCAAGGCGAACTTGCTCAAGGTGCAGGCCGAGAAGGTCGACGCAGAAACCAAGAACAAGCGCGTGGAAGGATTCTTCAGCGCGATACAAGCCGGCAATCTGGTCGCGGCGAACCCGGCTATCGCCGGCGTGGCGGACGGAATCCTTGGCTCTGTCGGCGTCACCGACATGAACGCAGCACCGCTGATTCCTGTTCCACCACCCGGAACGCCGTCTATCCAGATGCGCGAGAACACGTCACCCAACTTTCCAGCGCGCGCTGATACCGGAGTGAACGCCGGCATCGAAGGCGGCACTCAACCAACGTGAAGGAGAACGCCATGGCAACAGGTATCAGTGCGGATGACACCTGGAAGGTAGAACAGGACATGCGGACCTTGATCGAGGCCGATGCGATCCGCAACGACAAGAAGCGCCTCAAGGCCGCGCAGACGATGGCCAAGGCCAAGCTCGAAGAAATGGAAGCGACCTTCGGAGATTCCGAGGCCGATGGCGAGAAGGATTGATTCAGGTACCACCACCCAAGAAAAGGAGTGTCAGGAATGAGCGATGACGTGTTGGACGACGATTCGGACGAAGCAGCAGAACGCGGCGGCGCGCCAGCCGCCATCGATGACGATGACGACCCAACCATCAAGGGCGACCGCAGCGAGAACATCGATCCGCCGCTCGATCCGAAGGCGCTGAAGGCGATTGCTGGCGACGATGACTCGGAAGAGGAAGCCGAAGAGGGCGAGACGACCGGAAGCAAGATGGTGCCGCACGGCCGGTTCCACGCCGTCAATGAAGCCAAGAAGGCGCTGGAAGAACAGAACGCCGAACTTGTGCGCCAACTTGACGCGCTGCGCAGCGGGACTCAGCAACCTGCGACGGCGAAAAAGGAAGATCTGGAACCCGGCCTCGACGTAGATGATCTTGAGGCGAAATACATCGACGCTGTGTTCGTTGGCGACCACGAGACCGCAAGGGCGCTGCGGCATCAAATCAACGACCATATCCTGGCCTCCGCTGAGGCAAAGGCGACGGCGCGCGCCCAGCAGGAATTCAGCGTTCGGGACCAGCAGACCGCCCTTTCACTCGTGGCCGAACAGGCGTTCGAGGAGTACCCATTCCTCAACGACAAATCCAAGCACGCGAACAAGGAGGCGATCGCCGACGTTGTCGATCTGCGCGACGTCTACGTTTCCCGCGGCGAGTCAGCGGCCAAGGCGCTCAAGATGGCAGTGGCCAAGATCGGACCGCTCTATGCGCCCAAGGACGAGCCGCAGGCAGACGACGATCTTGCACAGCAGCGCAAGGCGCGGCAGGCTGATGCCATTCGTCGTGGCGCAGAGGCATCGGCAAAGCAGCCGCCGACCTTGCGTGGCGTCGGCGAGCGTGAATCGAACCTCAAGCGCATCGACGTGGAATCGATGTCGGAGGAAGAGTACGAAGCACTGCCGTCTGGCGAGCGCAAACGGCTTCGCGGATTCTGATATTGGCAGTTTCCCCAGGGACCGGCACCCCGCCGGCCCTGCCCTGACGGAATAGGCAGGGAAGGGTCGCACCCTCAACAGCGTATCTCGCCGGCCGGGGCGTTAAACCGGCGGCCTCTTGGCACCCACGCCATGTATTCGCAACTGCGGGCGGCGCTACAGCCCGACAGAACCCCGAATTCATATCGATGGAGATGCCACCATGGCTACAACCGATTTTTCATTGCTGTCGCCAGCCAAGAAAATGGCGTGGCAGCGCGAACTGTGGACCGCAGCGCGCGAAAAGATGTTCCTCAAGCGGTTCATCGGGAACGACGAGAACTCGATGGTCCAACGGGTCCGGGATCTGACCAAGACCGAGCGGGGCGAGCAGGTTGTCATCCAGCTTGTCGCCGATCTGGTCGACGATGGCGTCATCGGAGACAACGAGCGCGAAGGTAACGAGGAATCGATGAACGCCTACGCGCAGGTCATCAATATCGACCTCATCACGCATGGCGTTGTCGAGAAGGGCAAGATGGCGACGCAGAAGTCGATCGTCAACTTCCGCGAGCGTGGCCTGAATCTACTGTCCAACTGGCTCGCATACCGCTGCGACCAACTGGCTTTCCTCACCATGGCCGGCATTAGCTACGCGTTCACCAACAACGGTGCCCCGCGTACCGGCAGCCCGTTCCCCAATCTGTCTTTCGCTGCCGACGTATCGGGACCGACATCGAAACGCGCGCTGATGTACGACGGCACCAGTCTGGTCGCAAGCAACACGGCGAATATCGCATCGACCTACGTGCCGAAGTACGGAATGATCGTCGATCTGATCGCCTACGCGAAAGAGCACTTCATCAAACCGCTGATGGCGGGCGGCAAGGAGTATTACGTCTTGCTGGTGCAACCCGGCACCCTGGCCCAACTCAAGAAGGATCAGGACTACCAGCGCGCCGTTGTCACCGGCGCACCGCGCGGACTCGACAACCCGTGGTTCACCGGCGCGACGATCACCATCGATGGTGCCGTCATCCACGAACACCGTCTGGTCTACAACACCAAGGGCGCGGCGGCTGGATCGAAGTGGGGCGCTGGCGGCAACGTCAATGGCACCCGCTCGATGCTGTGCGGCGCGCAGGCGTTGGCGATGGCGGACCTTGGCCCGCCGGAGTGGGAAGAGAAGACATTCCAGTACGGCAGTCGCCTCGGCATCAACGTCGACAAGATGTTCGGCTTGCTCAAACCGAAGTTCTACTCGATCCACGACAAGTCGGTCGAAGACTTCGGCATCGTCACCGTCGATCACTACCTGCAGTAACGGCGTGCGGGCGGCGTGATTGCCGCCCGTTCCCCAATCCCCCTGATGATGAAAGGATTGAATCATGGCAATCACCAAAAACGCGGCGCGGCAGGAACTGGTCTGTGCCTTCGTGGACATCGACTTCGCGGCGCTGGCCGGCCTCAGTGGAGTCGACGCCCCGGCGCTCGATCTGCCGGTCAACGCGGTCGTCGTATCCGGTCAGGTCGTCACGCTCACCGCCTTCAACTCGGCCACGTCCGACGTGCTCGACGTGGGCGACGCGGGCAGCCAGAACCGCTACCTGAACGACACGAACATTCACGCCACCGGCATCGCTGCGCTGGTTCCCACCGGCTACCAGCACACGGCGAGCGACAACAAGCTGTCGGTGCGCTGGGTTGGCGTTGGTGCGGTCCCGACCGCCGGCAAGGTACGTCTCCAAGTCCAGTATTTCGTCATCGGCCGCGCGGCATTTTCGCAAGGCTGATCGGCAATCGCCTGACCTCCTTCACCTGACAGGGTGGAGTTACCCCGTAGGCGCGAGCCTGCGGGGGTTTTTGACCAAACAACAGGAGACCCGAAGCCATGCGATTCAAATCACCAACCGAGAATACGATATTCGTGGCGCTCACGAGTGGGCATACCGCGCAAATCGGACCCGAATTCGCCGAACTCCCGCAGATATTCCACCGGGAAGCCATTGCGAACGGTGCCGTGCCCGAGCCAGCTCCGGGACAGGCCAAGATCGAGGCAGACAAACCGCCGTTCGATCGCAACGTCGTCATCGCCGAAGCCATGAACGCGATGCTCGACGGGTCGATGGACGGTGACTTCACGCCGGATGGAAAGCCAGACTTGGGGCGCCTGTCGGCCCGCGTTGGGTTCACGGTATCGCGCGATGAGCGCGACGCGATCTGGATCAACCTGATCGGAACGAACAAGCCGCCGGCACCGCCCATGCAGGCCGAACCGAAAGCGCCCGTAGCTCCCGCTACGCCGGCCCCGCCGGCACCGCCCGCCCCGCGCGCAGCATCGAAGAAGCCCTGATTGTGGACCTGGCAGAACTCGTTCAGACGTTCAGGAGCCGGGCCGACGATTCGGCCCAGCCGCCGCTTTGGACCGACACGGAAATCATCTCCTACATCAACGAAGCGCAACGTGAGGCGTGCATCCGGGCGAAACTGATCGAGGACATGGACACCCCGGAGGTAACGCGGCTTGCCCTGCGCGCCGGGAAGGGACTCTACGATCTGCATTGCTCAATTCTGTGGATCCGGCGGGTCTACCTCCAAGGCTCTAATGTCGCGCTTACCGAATCGTCAGTCGAATATCAGGACGAGGCTGCGTTCGCGGACTGGATGACGCGAGTCGGCACACCGCGCTGGTTCATCTTCTACGAGGGCAATTCACAGATCCGGTTCATCGACGCGCCGAAGGCGGCCGATACCGCGATCCTGCGCGTGCATCGGCTGCCGCTGCGTCCGATGAAGTCACCAACCGACCGGCTGGAAATTCACGAGAAGCACCATTTCCGTCTGCTCGATTGGGCGCTGCGTCTGGCCTATCTCAAGCAGGATGCGGACACCTACGACGAGCAGAAGGCGCAGAAGTACGAGGCGATGTTCACGGCGAGTTTCGGCATCCGTGAAGACGCCAATGTGCTGCGCAAGCACGCGGACAAAGACCCGCCCATCATCAGACCGAACTGGCCCTGACCATGGCAGGCGACAACAGGGAAACTCGGGATGAAGTGGTGCAACTCGGCCCGTTCGTAGAGGGCGTGGACAACCTTCACCCGGAATACGAGATTCCGCCAAATCGCCTGCGCAATGCGGTCAATGTCGACCTTCCAGACACTGGAAACCCGGTCAGGCGGAAGGGCGTGCAGCGCGTTCTCCCGGTTGTCTCAGGCCATTCGTTCTGGTCGAACGAACGCATTGCAATGCTGGTAGAGGCTGGCACGCTGAAACTGGTCAGCCGCAGTGCTGGCGGCATCGTGGCGACGACGTTGCGCGCCGGGGTAGGCAATCGCCCCATGTCCTACGACGAATTCAACGGCGAGGTTCTCTATTCTAACGGCCTTGTCACCGGCAAGATCGTGGATGAAAAGGCCGTTGCCTGGGGTGTGGCCGCGCCGCCCAACGCGCCGTCCATGTCCGCAGGATCGGGCGGTCTTGCCGCTGGCTTGTACCAGGCGACCGTCACCTACGCGAACG